GCCGACAACTGTAGCCGTCGGCAGGTCGGTGTTCTGCGTAAAGAATGCCCGCTTCAGGTACAGCTTTGCACCGTCCAACACACCGGAGTGTGCCGCCGCCAATACCGGGGTGCTTTCTATCATGTCGGCAGAGTGTTCGCCATCCGCATAGATGGTGACGGACAACGTATCAACCGCCACCTGGTTCTGCAACTTGATTTGCTGGCGTTTAATCAGTAATGCCTCATGGTTATACACATTGCCGTCCCACACAACGTCACAGTCAGTGTTGGCATAGCGGTATATGTTGCCGTTCGCCAGCACCAACTCGAACAGGTCACAGCTGGTGAAGTTCTTTTCCGTGTTCAGATGTATTGCCAATGCATTCGATACTGTCTTCATGGTTATCTCCAGCTTTCAAACTTAATCGTGCCGGTCTGCTTCAGATTTGTGAAAACATGGTCAACAGATAATCCATCGTCCGCCAGGTGTACTTTCCAATAATAACGGTAGCTTGCTGTTACCACAGATCCGGAAGCCGGAGCCGTACCAAAAACAATAGCGCCGCCGTTTACTGTATATGCGCTGCTCGGTTGCTGTACGCCATCCACATACACTGTCAGCTGATCCACTTTTTCAACCGGTTCAACATAGTTGCCCATCTTCATGACAGCCTGATAGGAACCGTCCGTATTTTTGGGCAGCTGCACTTCCGTTTCCTGGTAGTCTTCCGGATCCAGCCACCAGAAGGGCTTATGGGCACCCTTCAACGTGGCTACGAATCCCATGATGGTCTTATATCTTTCGTCATCCAGCCAGGCATATTTTATGCTGATATTCCACAGCGGGAGCAGCTGGTTGGTGTTGCTGCGCATCCGCCCGCTGCCAACCTTTTCTACCGTCGTGTTCCATTTCTGTATTTTGCTTGACCGAACCGCAATGCCGAACATAACCGGCCATACTTGAATTGCCATGTCACCACACTCCTACAGAAGAGGCGAATTGCCTATTATCCTCAAACAGCGCCTGCTTCACGGTATCCAATCCGCCACGGCTCAGGAAATCGCCAAAGCTGGCAGCATCCAGCGCAGATATCTGTAAGCTGACGGAAGGGCCGGCAGAAGACACAGCCGCAGGGCCGCTTCCTCCACCATTGTTCACACTGACCAGACCACCGCCGGCATAATGCACAGCGTCGCCACGATTCATAGCATCCAGCAGAGGCGTGCCGATTCTGTCAACCGCTGCAGCGCTCATTACATATTCACCGTTGGATAAGCGGACGGGAATACTGTCGCTGGTGCCTGTTCCTGGGCCGGATACATAACCACCTGATGCCAAGCCGAACATGGTTGCGTTTGCCGCCTTTGCTGCAGCCTTGCTGTCGCCAAGACCGAATGCCATATACATCAGGTAGATGCCTACCCAGCGGGAGACAATCTGCGCTGCATTCTTTAACAGATTCTTTAAGAAATCGCCAAAGGCTTCTTTTGCGGATTTCTGCCCTGTGATAATATCGGCAAGGCAATCTCCAAACTGCCCGCCAACGTCCTTAGCATAGTCCGTTACTACGTCATGCCATGTGCGAGTAGATTCTATGCCGGACTGGTTTGCTTCATTGGCAGTGCTGATAGTCTCACCATACTTTATGCCAAAGTTTTCCAGCTGAGTTGCCTTGTTGTCCAATTCTTCCGCCAACGTTTCCGGAGGCGTTGCCAACAACCTTACCAGTGCAGACATACCAGCACCCTCATCTGCCGATGCACCAATGCCGCCTCCAAAACCGGAAGTCTGCCCGTTGTTGATTGCGTTCAGCGTTCCAACGCCTACGCGGTTGACCGCAGCGGAGCGCACAACGTACTCACCGTTGGAGAGCATTGCCGGAACAGAATCGCTGGTTCCGGAACCCGGGCCGTGTACCCTGCCACCGCTTGCATATCCGCGAACCAAACCGCCGGCCGCATGACCGAACGACGGAAGGCTGATGGACGGTAGCGAGTTTTTAAGGTCATTAATTTTTTGCTTTACTCTTTCCACCATGCCAGAGATAGAGTCGATAATGCCCTGGGCGCCACTCTTCAAACGGCCGACCAGATTATCCCAGGCGGAAGTCAGCTTGCCAATCGGATCCTGCAGCCAGGCTAATACTTCGCCCTGCTTTTCTGCGCTTACTCCAAACACATCCATGATGGACTTGGCCGCACCAATCGGATCAACCAGCGCCCATATTACAACAGCAAGTGCTGCACCCGCCGCGATGAATGGAGTCAAAGGTGCAACCGCAGCAACTGCAGCGGTAGCCATAGCGACCAGTCCGGGAACCATTGCGCCCATCAGCGCACCGGCCACGGCTATAATGGCGGGCTGCAGTTCAGACGGAATTAACGTCTTTAACACATCCGCAATGCCTCCGCCGCCCTGAATCACCTGATTCACTTTATCAATTTGACCTGCCAGCCCAGAAAGCACGCCGGCAAGGTTCAGACTTTGGGATATTTTCGTACCGGCAGAAATGGCAACCATTTCCAGTCCGTCCATTAAGTTGGAGAACGAACCGGTAACAGTTTGGATCTGCTTTTCCATCATGCCGCCAAACTTTGCGTTCATGCCGGAAACAAGATTAGCAACACCGTTCGCCGCATCAACCTGGCGCTTGGATACCATGTCCATGGCACCCGCCACGTCAGTATTCAGCGCTTTTGCCAGCAGTTCCCATGCAGGGATACCAGCCTCGGTCAGCTGACGCATCTCTTCTGCCTGCACAGTGCCCTTTGCGTACATCTGGCCCAGAGCGGTTGTTACGCGGTTGATTTTATCCTGCCCGCCGCCAACAGCAGCCACGGCATTACCTACCGCCGTCAACGTAGGAATGACATTTTTAGCTTCGATGCCGTAGGCCATCATCTGCTGGGCAGATTCCGTCAAGCCTTTAAACTCGAAAGGTGTACGTGCAGCGAAATTCTGTAAATCTTTAATAAAGGCGCCGGCTTTTTCTGCGCTGCCCAACATGGTGGTAAACGCCACCTTAGTATTTTCCATCTGGGAGGCCAGTTTTACTGCATATATGCCCAGGCCACCAAGAGCGGCACCTGCTGCAGTAGCTCCGGCAACAAGACCCTTCGACAAGTCAAGGGCAGCTCCGCCGAAGGCGCTATTCATCGTCCGCTTTGTAGCATTAAGTTGTTTGCGTAGTTCGCTACTATCAGCACCAATGCGAACTAATAAATCAGCTATTGTCTGCGCCATACTTCTTCACCCTTTCGCGCTGTTCCGGGGTCAGTTCCTTAAAAAATGCGCGCCTGTCTCTGACTATCTCGTCTTCGTCAGGCGGTATTAACTGTCCCATCAACTTTTCAACTGATACCTGGGATTCTCTCCGCAGGTGAATATTCATAAGGTTGGCGACCATCGTAAACTGTTCGCGCAACCTGATTTTTCGTCTCTCTTCCCAACCATCCAGCAGCTGTTCCAGTTCGCCGATGGTCAGTTTGTCAAACTGCTCCGGAAGCAAATGCAATACACCATATGCGGTGCGTTCTGCAAAGCGAACGTAATCATTCCACGTCGGGGCTTTCTCCTGCCCCGTCACGCGTTTTTTTCCGCGTTCCTCTTGTCTTCCTGCGCTTTCATCCATTCCTTGTCTTCCTCGGACATTTCTTCCGGGAATGTTAAGAAGTACATTTCCTTACCGTAAAACTTAGAAGCGATAATCGCTTTAACCACCAGTGTCTGGATATCGGCGATGGATTCCATCTTGCCTTCGTCCAGCAGTTCCTGGATGCGGTTGCCGTACCATGCCGCATCATGGTTGCCATACTTTCGCAGGCCCTCTGCCAGCAGTTCACAGATCAGCTGGATGTCCAGCCCTCTGGTAAGGCTCAGTAATTCGCCGATTGGTTTCCCCATTCTGTCCTGCAACCGGCTGTAGGAATTGATTGTTAATTTCAGTTCCTGCCCCGGCTCAAAGTAATCACACACAACTGAATTTTTCACGACACCCTCCTCTTAATAAAAAAGGTGCGGTATGACCCGCACCTTCGTCTTTGTTTATCAGCCGCTCACGTCGGCGTAGTACCGCCGTTGCTCGGTGTAGTAATCTCAGAGATCGCGCCGCAGCCGCTGATCGTACCGGATACCGTCACGACGTCGTCATGCGGTGCGGATACACTGAAATTGGTAATCGTGCCGTAACCGGTCTGGTATTTCCCGCCTGCATATTCATATTTAAAGAAGCACTGGGTTCCGTTGCGGAATGCAGTCTGCAGCGCCTCAACGCCTGCATCGCTCATGATATATACAGATTCCAGGTCAATAGACCAAGATTTTAAGCCCTGCAGCGTAACTTTCCAGCCGCCGGAAGTCTTGTGGGAAGCGTCAATCTCGTCGCCTTCCTGGTTCAGATCACCACTACGCTGGCCGCCAATTAAAGTCCAGGTCGGCTGAGCTTCAGTTCCGTCCGTAGCAATGTACAGCAGAACATTTTTGCCGGCCATAGCGTCGCTGGTATTAGATCCAACAAATGCCATGTTCATTTCCTCCTTCATCTAATGTCTTGTACAGTCACTTTGATGGTCAACGTACCGCCGTAACCATACAGGTCTTCCTCATAGGTTTCATAACTTTCGATACCGCCATCAACAACGACCCAGTCGTCGGCGCCCATGTCGATAGTCGTGTCCTGTGCATACAGCAGGTCGCAGATGTCTTCGCCGATACGGTCCACCTCTGCTTTACCACGGTACTCTGAAAAGATGTGCAGATCCACAGCACACCGCAGAATCTTTTCAGATTTCACCTTGGTCTCGTTGCTGGTCACATTACCGATGACAACATAAGGCAGCCCGACGTTGTCGTCTACGTGATCCGTAACCGGTACGGAAATATTATTGCTAAGCAGCGCGTACAGCGCCTTCGACAGAGCATTGTTCGGCAATCGTCTCATGATTTCACCGCCTTCTTAATGTCATCGATGATTTTGCCTACGTTCGCATCATATGCGGGTTTCATAAACGGACGAGGATGGCGGGCTGGTATCTTTGTCCACTTTCTGTAATAAAGCTTCCCGCCGGAGCGGAATCTCAGAACAGTTTTTTTCTGCGGTTCCGCGACGGAAGTCTTCACCCCGTTCTCGATCAGGTGCGCATGAGGAGCCATCGCCTTCACAAGCCCGGTACAGCCCCGCCGTTTAAAGCTGCTCTTCAAAGATTTCCGCAAAGTTCCTGTCCGTCTGGGAACCTTTCTGCGGGCGTCGGACGCCACGCGCTTTGTTCCTCTGGATACGGCATCTTCCACCCTGAGGCGGGTCTTGCCGTCCCAGAAATCTATCTGGTGCAGCGCCTTATTCAGTTCGGTTCGATCTACCTGAGCATAAAACGTATAGCCGTTAGCCATATCAGGCACCCCGTTTCCGGAGAAGCTTCAGGCCGAAGATGTCGTAGTCCGTCTGGCTGTCATCAATAGCAACTATCTCGAACCATTTACCGTCATCCCACTGGATGCGGTCGGCGATGACTGCGCCATGATGTTTCCGGACCCTTGCCTGTACCTGTTCAACAGACTGCACGCCACCCTGGATAACCTGCTGGGAGAACTTGGGCACAAGCATCTGCGCCCAGATTTTCCCGCAGCTCTCCCAGTCAGACATGTACCCACCGGAAGCATCTACCGTCTTATCCTCCCGGAACAGCTCCACCCTGTGACGTAACTTACCCAACACATTAAGCGCCATCACTATCACCGCTTTCTTCATATGCTGCAGAAAGTTTGATGTGTGCAAGCATTGCCTGTACAGTGTGAGGCATCTCAATGATGTTGGCGGTCGTGGCTACGCCCCGGTTTTCATACCAGTGCGCCACCAGAATCTTTTCGCAAAGTTCGTATATCTTTGAACCGGAATCCGCCTTCCCGGTCGCATTCTGGATGTACTCCGAAGCGGCCGAGATTAAGGCGGTTATCAGTTCATCTTCATCCGTTACGTTGGATTCGACTTTTAGATATACCTTTGCTTCCTCCAACGTAATCACGATCACGCACCTTTAACCAGTTTTACCAGGGAGTGGGTGTCAACCGGTTTGCCATCAGCAACAACAATGGACTTACGGACGATGTCATCAGTATCGTTGTCTTCGTAGGTCTTGATGCCGATACGGAAGTTGGTGTTCAGGCAATAATCTTTCATGCGGAACAGGAAACCAAAGCAGTCACCGGCAGATGCAGAATCAAAAGATTTTACATTGTCGGTCAGGGCAACAAGACGGCCCAGCAGGTAGCGTTCCGGAACGCCGTTGATACCGTGGTCAACGCGGGCGATCGGATGGCCCTGTTCATCAACCATACCAACGAAGCCCATGAAGGTCTTTTTACTCATTACCCATACAGCTCCGTTTTCGTAAGCAGTAGGCAATTTGCCTTCCGCTTCTGTCAGCACATCATAGGACAACGCAGTTACCTGTACAGTCTGGCCTACAGTAGAACCGGAGGGCACATGCAGGATGCCGGTCGGTTCGCCGGTAGCGTCGCCGGCGATGATGGCAGCTTCCAGAGCGATTGCCATTGCTTCGGTGATGTTGTCAACCAGTGCGTTTTCAAAAGCGCTCAGGGACATGTATTCGGATTCCAGGGAAACAGATACAGCGCAGCGCAGTTTGTAGTGACCGAATACCACGGAACCAACAACCTTTTTCTGTTTTTCAGAGCCAGCGCCTTCAGCTACCCAGGTAGCTACGGGTTTAGTGGCGGAAGTCGGAATCGCAACACCAGAGCGATAGTTGGTGTTGGTTACCAGCGGCAGGATGTTGCCGTAATGTTTCAGTTCTTCAACAATGCGGTTCTGGGTTTCCGGAGGAATCACAGCACCGATGTCAGTGGTCAGGGTGTTGGCATTATTGCGCAGCTCCGGAGCCATTACGCCGGTGGTTACATAGGTCATAAATGCCTTGCGATATTCGATAGAATTCAGGTCCATTTCTTTACTCCTCTCTTCAACAACGGCAGGTTTCGCAATCTCGCGAACTTCTGCGGGTTTGGTTTCTTCTGCATTAATCTCGGCAGCAACTTCATGCCGGCGGCGGATCTCCGTGGCTTCTGCTTCCAGATCAGCCAGTTCTTTTTCCAGTGCATCCAGGTCGACTTTTTCTTCGCCCTGCAGCATGGACCGGATCTCCAGTTTGCGGTCATTAATTTCTTTTAACCGTTTATCCATGTTTTTCTCTCCTTTACAAATTTGTTGAAACTTGTATATAATTGCCGCTCTCCAGCGTTACCGCAGCCACTCTCCAGCAGCTGCTCGGGCAATAAAAAAACCAGCTCTCCAGCTGGTAGTTTTTAAAAATAGGTCATCAGGAGCAGTTTTTTGCGCTGCTCTTTTTCGCGGATCTCCGCTTCCAGCTTCTGGAAGTATTCAGCGCCGCGTGCTTCTACGGTGGAAATCTCCGTACCGTCATACGCCGGTACATCAACAGCAGATACGTCAAAAATCTTGTCAAACTTGAGGATGTTTCTGGTGCAGGTCTTTGTTTTCTCATCGTAGTCCACCTGTTCCCGTTCCACAGTAAAGGCGAAGCTCATTTTGTCCAGGTCGCCCCGGCGGATCAGTTCATACACATCCTTGCCGGTGCTGGTCTGCGCAATGTCTGCCCGGATGCTCAGTCCGTGCTCATCCGTTTCCAGCGTCAGCGTTTTGTTCCGCGTCCTAGCCAGAATCATCGCCGTGTCACCGTGGTTGTATTTGAAGCACACATCGCTCATGTCCGCGCCTTCAAACGCTTTCGGGTCCACCCGTTCAAAGTATCTGTACCCGCTGTATTCACTTTCCCAGATCAGCGTCGGCTCGTTGAACACGGCCGCATAACCCTGTACAGCCAGCTTGCCTTCTTCATCAGCACTGTTAAGCTGCGCAGATCTGATTTCCTTATTCCGTTTTTCCGTCATCGTTGTCTCCTTCCTCGCCGGTCTGGTATTTCGACTGGTCCGACGCTTTTATATAGTTAAGGCTGACAATCCGTTCGTCGCCATCCGGAACCGGCGCATAACCGAACAGTTCCCTGGCATCGTTGATGGTCAGGATCCCCGCCGGCAGCAGCTGCTTGGCAATATTAATTTTGCTGGCCACGGAAATGTAGTTCAGCCGGTTCGTCTCGAACATAATCTCATTGCCGAAGCCCTGCTCCCGCTTGGTGAACAGCGCCACCGTGAATGCCTGGCTAAGCTTCACAGCCAGCGGCTCGATTACGCTCTCATAAAACGCAATGAATTCGGATTCGTCATAAGTGCCGTTGATAAGTTTCTCGGAAACTCCGAAATACTTATAAACATTGTCTCTGGCCAGCTGCATCTGGGCCGCATCGAACGTGGTGTTGTCGACG